GGATCACCAAACTTCAATGTAGGATAACTTGTGGGCAAAATCTGAGTGGGATCTAACAAGTCAGCCATATCTGCTAGTGGCAAATTTACGCCCAACACTGTTTTTACTTCTTCCAGGCAATCTCCACCGACTAAAGTAAAAGCCCGATAGGCTTTTTGTTGCAGGCGGTCAAATTGGTTGGCACTTAATCCATTGGGGTTGAACAAACTGGCTCGATTGTTGCTGATCAGATCAATGATGTCTTGCGCACCAAGTCCTGTTGAACGCAATGCAATATCCACGCACGGCAGTGTGCTGTTGCCCATGTTGCCAACGGCGGCCAACTGCTGAAGAACCGATGCTGGTTCCCCAAGATGTACAATATTGGGCAAAGAAATCAAAAAACCCAAGTTCAAAAGGTCTGCACCCAGTGCAGGCAATGCCAGCGACACCTTGGTGAGATCGCCGGTGATCATGTCGTCAAGGTTGGTAAATGTTGGACCAAGATATTCGTTGGCGTTGGCTGCGCTGATGATGAACATATTAACTTGTGTCACATATCCTTGTGCTGCTGAGAACGCCTGTGCAAATTTTCCCACATCGCCTGAGCCCAGTTGTATGTTGCCTACATTTTCTAGAAATCCTAAAAACCCCAAGCTGTTGCCCACAGGAAACGGTGCAGTGTTGGCTGACGCAGCAGGAATACTGTCACCCAATGCAGGACATACTGAATTTCCTAGAGTTTGCAAACTCAGAATAGTAGCGTTGGCCAAGTTAGCATCATTGGCCAAACTCAGTGTGGCCAACAGATTTGCAATGGGTGCAATGGCTTCGTATTGTTGCACTGCACCTGAAAACACACTGTTGAGTGCTATTCCGGTGTTTTGCAACAGACCAGCACCGCTTGTGAGCTGCAATGGTGTCAATACGCCTTGTGTCATTATGCTACCCTGACGTCGGGACTGCCGCCTGATCGAGCGTGACCACAGGTGTCTACATCAGATGAAGTTCTTATGATGGGGTTGCCGCCTGCCCTTACAGTTGCTGAACCACCACTGGTAGTGGCTGAACAGTGTTTGGCACCGCCTTTTCGGCCACAATATGGATGAGGTGTTACAGAAATACCAGGCACAACCACAGGCCGGCCGTTAACTCTCACGGAAGCCACACCACTTGCGGCCACTCCTCCTGCTGAGTTTGCATCTCCCTGTCGTTGTACTGCTGGCATATTATCCTAGTATAAGTTTCTTCTCAGGCACCTTGATGCCAGTGGTTGCTTCAATGTACTTCATTTTGACTTCTTCGTCAGTGAGTGCATAGATTGCAACATTATTAATATTTATTGTGACCGAAGCCTTGCGTTCTGCGGTAAACACACTGGGCACCAGACCCAGCCCTTGTGGACCCGGTGCCACGCTAACTGGCTCACTTACTGTGATAAAATTGTATTCAATCAGTTCTACTCTTGCAATCAATTCTTCTCCAGAGTTGAGTTTAAATGTGCAAACCTGTCCCAGTGTTTTTTCAATATTCATTATGCTAGCTTCTTTTTAAGTTCTGTAAATCCACCCACAAGTTCTTCATCCAAGAAGATCTGGGGTACTGTGCGAGCTGTTGGTACTGCTTCTAGTAGTTGTTCACGTGTCCAGTTCTGGCTCACGTTGCGTTCTTCATATTCAATACCTCGAGATTCCAACAGTGCTTTTGCTTGAGTGCAGAAAGGGCAGGAATCTTTTGACCATACTATTGCTTTCATTTATTTTCCTTCTTTTGATTTGTCGTAAGTTTTATCAAATATGTCTGATTTGACAACACCATAATCTCCAGTGCCGTGCTTGACAATATAATCGTTGCCCTTGGTATAATTTAGATCTCCCCAGCTTGCTTTGACAACACCGTCATGGTCAGCAAGTTTAGCAATCTTCATGATTTTCTTGGGCGTTGCTGTGCCATCACCATTGTCGTCGTAGTAGGCAGCAAACTTGATGGGACTCACAGGATATTTTTCGCCCTTGGGCCCAGTAATAATCTTGTGACCAACAGTGTACTTAACAGGACCTTCTAGTGTTTCCACAGTGCCATTATCGCTTGCTGTTTCGTAGCTGATGGCAGTAGGGTGTTTGAAAGTTTTAAAGCTGCCTGAATCAAACCAGGCATCATCCACTCGTGGTGCGGTTGCTGCAATAGATTGTCTGATATCATCATTCATTTTTATAGTTCCGGTAGTGCATCGTAGTCTAACTGATCGCTCATGACTCCGATAACATAGTTAGTTGATTCAGACTCTTGCAGTGCAGTTTGTTTGTTTGATGTGTTCACATGTTTGTTGAACCAAGGAATGGGTGTGCTACGAGGCGCAGGTTCTTGATATTTGATACCAATATCTTTAAGTGCGCCCACCGCGGTGTAGTCCACAAAGTCTTTGAGAATGTTAGCATTCAATCCAATTACGGGTCCTTTGTTGAACAGATAGTCTGCCCAGGCCTTTTCTTCACGAATCACATCCAGGTACAGGGCATATACTTCGGCTTCGCATTCCGCTTTGGCAGCAGCAAAACGTGAATCTTCTTTGACCACCTGATTGATAACATAACCAGTCCATTCCTTGTGCAGGATCTCGTCTTGTAAAATCAAACTGATGATGTTGCCATTACCCATGAAGATCTTGTTTTCTACCATGGCCAAACTGGTGGCAAATGATACCATAAAGCGGAATGCCTCCAGTGCATAGGATGCATTGAGTGCCATCCAAATGGCCTTGATGTGTTCATGCTCGGGAAATTCTTCCAGCAGTTCTTTGCGGCAATTGATCATGTGTAGTCGATCATAATAGTTGCCCACACTTGATGCCATGTTGATAATTTCCTGTGTGTCATGGATTGTGTTGAACACATCCTTGGGCACATTGTAGATATTGCGAATGATATGGCTGTAGCTCTTTGAGTGAATGTTGGTTTCAAAGAATGTCCAGTTGTAGACCAAGGCTTCTAGTTCGGGCAAGCTGATCACGGGCGTAAAGATTTGACTTGGTCCACGTCCTTGTAAACTGTCCAATGCTGTTTGACGCAGCAGGTTGCTGGTAAAGATGTGGCGTACTGTTTCGCTGGCATCTTTGAAGTCATTTGAATCTTTGGTCAAGCTGACTTCTTCAGGTTGCCAAAAGAAACCACGTGCCGTGGCTTCGTAGTCTGCGATCTTTTTGTACTTGACTTCTTCAAAGCGTTGAATTGTCACAGGACCCGCAGGATCCAGAAACATCTTGCGATTGAGATAGTCTGTCTTTGTGTTTAAGTTGTATTGTGCTCGGCTCATTGTTTGTCCTATTTTAGTTTACTTGTATCCCAGCCAGCAGCCAGCCGCCGTCGGATTTTAATTTGGTCATGTTCCAGACTTCTTCAAATGCCTCAGCTTCTGCTCCTATGGTGTCTTGTATTGTGCCAGAAAATTCCACACTGGCCATGTAATTGACATCAGTTTCTTCTATGCCCAACAGTTTTGTTTCTAATGATATTACTGCTGTTCTATACTCTTGTGCGGCATCTCGAGACGCCAATTGTTGTTGTATTTCTTTCAACATGGCGTCTGTCATCATGTTGCTGAGAGTGGCTGTGTCTGCACGATCCCATGCACTTTGCAATAGTACAAAGTTCTGTTTTGCGGCTGATTCAAAACCTGCTACATCAAACCCTGCAGGAATTGTCCACGTTGTAGTCAATGCTGATCCAATCATTGATCCTCCTGAGAAACGGGTGGGCTGGTCGACTATAGGACCAGCTTGTGGTGGTTGATAAGCAAGGTCAGGGAAACTGGCCATCATACGTTTGCGCATGAACCAACCAATTGCTGCCATTATTGCAACACCAATCAACAGCGCCATCAAGATATTACCAAATGCCGCACCCAGACCCAAGCTGCTGGCCAACCAGGCCAGGCCAAGACCTGCTGCCAAGCCTCCCAGCATGGCACCCCATGGGCGACTTGGTGCAGGTGCTGCTACTGGTGGTGCGGCTTGTGCAGGTGGTGCGGCTTGTTTTTTACTCACGTTAGAACTTTGTTGTCCTACACTTTTTCCACCGCCCATGCGTTTGGCTGCTTCTGCGCTCACGCTGGCAAATGCCATCATAGCCACTAATATCACTGTAATTAATTTTTTCATATTATCTCCTAATATTTTTTGCTTGCAAGCACTATCTTGCAAATGTGTTCCAGTCTCTCTATGTGCTCGTAAGCACGCCACGGGCTGGTGTCGATGGCCACAACTCCGTGTCCTTTAATGCCCACAATGTCGTAGGCAATGTTGCCTTCATCGTCTAATTGTAACATCTTGTGGCACTGGTCTGCAAGCTCTTGACTGATGGGAGCCACATCACCCACATTGGGTGCCACCCGAGTGTAGCGATTCAATTCTGGAAAAGCCGCACTCACTGTACTCAAATCAACACCAGCATGCATGGCTGCAATACAGTAGGTAGGATGTAAGTGAACTACTACTCGCACTTGATCGCGGTGCTGACCCATTTTTCGCTGTAGTCCAAGGTGTAGGGGCAGTTCGCCCGACGGTTCGAGATTAGCACTGATATCAGTGTATGGCTGTTCTTCCCACAACATACTACCAACAATGCGAATCTTCTTGAACTGATCCGGCTGTAGAGTTTGCTTGCGCACACCACTAGGTGTGATATAGAAATGATCACGGTCGTGATGGCGAATACTCACATTGCCATCTCTGCTGGTAATCCAATTGCGTTTGTACGCATCCAACATCACATCACAAATGGTTTCTAACATTATTTTGCACCTGCTCGGTCCTGTGCTTTGATTGGAAGGCTCACAGGGTATTGAGCACAAGCGTCGGGATTACCTTGACCAGCTTCGGTCAAGAATGATGTTGCTGGCGGTACTTGCCCAGTAGGGCATGAACATACTGCTGTGCCGTCTGCACCGCGAACACAATTCCAACTAAAGCAATTACTGGATTGTGCGCCAAGATTTAAACTGGCATCGCATTTTTGCACAGTAGCTTTTTGTTTCCACGGCAATGGACTAAAGTTGTTGGCTTCCTGTGGGTAATACAATTTAGGCGCAAACAAACTCCACACATGCTTGCTGTCTGTTGCTGTGCAACTGCCTTTCATGTTACCTGCTGAGGTATCAGCGATAGCTGTGCCATTGAGAATAGGGCACTTGCACTCTACTTCAGGATAGGGCACACCGTTGTTGCCGGTGATTGTTCGTCCGGTTGGCTTGCAGGTGCTGGCTGCACACAATGCATACTCGCCTGTGCAAGTTGTGATGCCATCCTTGGATGGTTGAGCAAACACTGCGGTTGACAGTAATAACGATGCCAATACGATTAATAGTTTTTTCATTTGTTTTCCTTTATTAAAGTTTGCAACTTTCACAATCTTCTTGATCATCAAAGTCAATTGTTTCCAGTGGGGCATCTTCTGTGACATTCTTGCTGCCTGTTTTGTTGATCAGGCTGTAGTAAAAAGTTTTCAGACCCCAGTAGTGTGACTGCATCAAGTTCCGAGCAATTAGCGTGGTTGGTACCTTACGATCTGCAAAGTGTGCAGGATTGTAAAAAGTGTTGGTGCTGATGCTCTGATCCACATAGGCAGCAATCACAGCCGCTGTTTTCAAGTAGCCATCACAGTCTTTCTGTTCCCACATCAACTGATACTTGTTCTTGAGTTTGTGATATTCTGGAACCACTTGTGTCAAACTGCCAGCTTTGGATTCTTTAACACTGATCAAGCTCATGGGCATTTCAATACCGTTGGTTGAGTTGATCACAACTGAGCTGGATTCCACAGGCGCCACTGCCATTTGTGTGGCATTACGCACACCATACTGTTTCATGTTGCTGCGGAGGGTTTCCCAGTCTAGCTCAGGAGTAAAATTTGTCAATTCATTTACACCGTTGGCACGTAGTTCCCAGGGAAACTCGCCCTTGCCGTAACGTGTGTGATCACTTCCCAAACATCGGCCACGCTCTTGTGCCAGCTCAACTGACGCTTCAGTCAAGTAGAATGCCAGGTGTTCCATCCAGGTTTTGACTTCGGCTAGAGCATCCTTCTCACCGTACCTGAGGCTTCGTTTGGCGTGCCAGTAGGCAAGGTTGGTGATACCGATTCCAAGTGGTCTGATTTCATCGTTGGATAGTTTAGACTGGATGGAAAGAAAGTCCTGATAATCAAGAATGTTGTTGAGGCTACGATGCAATATACGACAAGCCCGACGCATATCTTCTGGGTTACGGAACGCACCCCAGTTGATTGAACCAAGTGTGCATAAAGCAATTCGTCCCTCGGCATCGTCCAGTCGTTTGAAACTCTTGGTGGGTAAAAGGATCTCGCAACACAAGTTGCTTTGGTAAATGGTGTGGTATTCAGGATCAAACGGTCCTTGCTTCATCACATTGTCAATGAACACAAGATAGATACGGCCTGTGTCAGTGCGTTCTTTCAAGATGCCGCCTTTGAATACTTCTTCTGCGCTCATGGTCTTCTTGCGAAGGTCCTTGCGCTTTTCGTATTTGACATAGAGTTCTTCAAACAGTTCAGTGTTGCTGTAGAATGCCTGATACAGATCAGGCACTTGGTTTGGATCAAAGAATGTTATTTGTTCTTTGTTTTTAAATCGCCTCCAGAAGAAGGCGGATAAGACCACACCGTAGTCCATGTGTCGAACTCGAGTTTCTTCTGTACCTTGATTGTTCTTAAGCACAATAAGGTCATCAAACTGGTGATGCCAAATTGGATAAAAGACTGTAGCACTTGCATTACGGATACCACCTTGTGAACATGAACGTAAATCACCGAACCATTTTTTCAGGAATGGAATCATGCCAGTGTGCATGATCTCACCACCTCTGATGGGTGAACCCAGTGGTCGTAGTCTTCCGATCTCAAGACCTATGCCAGCTCGCTTGCTGGCATACTTGGCCATCATTTCCCCTGAAGCAAATATACTATCCAGGTCATCATCGCTGCGTATAAGAACACAACTCGAAAATTGCTTTGTAGGAGTACCGAGTCCAGCAAGTACAGGAGTAGCAAGAGTAAACAGACCGTCACTAGCCGCGTTGTAGTATTCCTTGATGTAACGCATTCTCGCTGTGTTCGGTTCTTCTGAGTGAAATACAGTAGCGGCCGCGACCATGTATCTAATTTGTGGAGTTTCATAAGTTTGTCCTGTGGAACGATTTTTTACCAGGTACTTTTCAATCAGCTGCTCGATGGCTGCATAGCTGTACTGTTCGTCCTTGGCATGATCCAGCATGTCATTCATGCGGTTCCAGTCATCTTCGGTGTACCATTCCAGCAACTCAGGTGTGTACAGTCCTGTGGCCACATTGGTCTTCACAATGTCATACAGGTGAGGAGGCTCGTAGCTGCCGTATACATCTTTTCTCAACATGCTAAGGCGCTGTTTGCCCGCCACATATTGATAATTGGTATGACCCACATCTGGATTTGATTCTACATCAATCAAGTCTACAATTGCTCTGAGTGTGATACCGTCAATTTCTTTGGTAGTAATACCATCGTAAAAGTGCAACTGTGCCTTGATCTCTACCATGCTTTGACTTACATCTGCAATACCTGTGCATATCTTAGCAATCTGAGTTTGCCACTTTTCCAACGCCAGTGGCTCGCGCTGCCCTGAGCGCTTTTGTACTATTATAGTTTTCATTATTACCTAATTTGTTGTTTTAGTGTGTTTTGATTGATGCTGTGCAGGAAATTTTTCGGCCCTGGAATGATATTTACGATTTGTTCTTGGTCCCAATTAAGTATATATTTCTTTTGAGGTACAAGGACTAAATTGTCACTGCCACATTCGATCAACTCGCAATCTTGCAGATCAGCACGATCTATTATACTAATAGTATACAGTATTCCCAGTCCGCGAGCAAGAGGACAATACATATCGTCGCTCAAAAGCTGCCAAGGATCGGGCCATTTTTCACAGTCATCCCAGTGCAAATGGTACGCTCGCCAAGGAATTTTGAACCACCAGGTGTTGATGGCTTCGAGTGCTGTTTCCAAAGGCAAGGAAGCGGCTTGAGCCCTGAGGTCTGCCCAAGCGGTCAACCGCTCAGGAAAAGTGTGTGGCCACATTAGTTGATGTGTGCTATGCTGTATCGAATGGTGCCGTCGCCTGCACCAATGGCGGTGTAACTAATGGTTACCAATGGCGCAACAGTGCTTAGATTGTGTTCAGCTTCTAGTGTTACACCTGTGTCGCCGTTTTCTACATAATCGTCCAAGTAACTGAATCCAGTGCCCGGCGTCCCGTCGCGACCACTGACCACTGTCATAGTACCGGTACGATAATAATCGTTTCTCACAATTGTGTAGTCTACTTTGAATGCAGGAATTTTGAGAATGTCTGTATCTACCACTATCAGATTGGCCTGAGTACTGTCATCTCTAATGTCGTCTCGAATACCTGCAGTGCGTTGATACCGCCCCAGCATCAGTTGGTTGGCCTGCGTGTTTTCTTGAATGTTGTCTTGATAGTAAGTGATACCAGTGATATTCATGCCCAAGGCAATGCTGGTGGTGCCAGTTAGATTGACCCGAGGATAAGTTGCACTCTGAGCAGTGTTGCGTTCAAACATATCGCCAATGCTGACGTTGTTTTCTGCATCAATCACAATGATACTGGTAGCAGGGAACGCTGATCCATTGAATCCGTTGCCCACGTCATAGAATGTGTTGTAGGCGGTGGCATTGTGGCTGACACCGTCAATGATAATACCTTCGGAATGAATATTGTCAAATGTGTTCTGAACCACCCGCACACCATTGGCGCCGCCGTTGACTGGAGTTGCACCTCCCAGCACAATTCCTTGATGCAGTGTGTCAAAATCACAGTTGCTGAAAGTCACACCTTGAATTTGTTGTTCAGTGTCTGTGGCATAGCTAAATCCTGAAAACTTGCAGTTGTTCCAGGTCACATTACGACTCACTGCACTCACAGAACTTGACCAACGAACAGCCGCCACATCGTCACTGGCATCTATCAAGTCTGTTTGTGTTAGTGGACCTTGCACAGTCACATTGTCAAACACACAGCGATCTGCGTATTCAATCAGGCCGCCGTCATGAATCTGATTGGTCACAAACTTCATGTTAGAAATTTCCACGTTGCCTGGCAAGCCAGCACCGTTGGTGCCAATATTGACTCCGGTCTGCTGCAGACTGTCTGCAGTTTGGAACATGTATTCAGGCAGGCTTTCGGCAGTCCAGTACAGATCCCCATTGGGGTTGGTTGCATTAATAGCAGTGCCAATAGGAACTGCAAAGTTGGATCTGTAGTACAAGGTAGTTGCAGTATTGTATACCAAGACTCCTGCAGCATAGGCCACAGCAGAATTCCAGTTTTGCACATTAAAATTGATAATAGTGCTGTCGGGCCCGTCGCCATACAATTGGCAGTTGGGTGGAATGTTCAAGGTATCAGTGATGATGTAGGTGCCAGCAGGAAAATAGATGCTGCGGCGAGCAGCAGAATTTGTGCTGCGGCAAAAAATTTGAAACAGTGCTCGGTTGATGTCAGCTGTGACGTCGGTTGTGCCGTCGCCTGTGGCACCAAATGCAGTGATCACTGCAATGCTGTCCAGGCGGCTTTGCAAGCTTTGTGCCACAGGGTCACCAGGGGTTGAACCTGTTTGCACTGTGTATCCAGCGGCAGCACCTTGATAAGTGTACTGTGTGGCAAAACTGAGAATATCACTAAACTCAGTCAGCACTTCAGTATTGCCCACAACAGGAGCACCGTCTTCTAGTGTGCCGTTGCCAATAAACAGTCTTCGTTGGTCAATTGCCCATCCTAGTTCAGCACCTGCTAGAGGTTGTGGTAGGTCATTTTCTAGACCTTTTCGTTGAGTAATTCTTGATATTTGTACAATTGCCACAGTTAGAATCCTTGAAATCTATTGAGTATTTAGCGTGTGGCGTAGTACTGTTCCACCCGTTTCATCCACTCATTGTTCCAGTGTGCAAACTCATCGCCTTCGATCACGTACTCTGTGTACACCGGCTTGCCCAAGCTACCGTCGGGCAGCATGTCAGGCTGCTGAGCCATCAAAATAACACCGCAGTCAATGGTTGTGCCGTGAGTTTCGTTGTGTGCTGCTGCATACGCTGCCAACTGCACAAAATAATCATCAATCCATTCACGCTTTTTGGGCTTGTTGGTCTGTTTAAAATCCATGATAGCAGGGCGGCCTTTCCACACACCTAAACAGTCTGTGGTGCCAGCATATAACCCACTATAATAAACCGGAACTTCTGCGCCCCAAAATTCATTCACATGGCACAGGCCTTGTAGGATAACTTCTGCGGCCATAAACCATGAAGGATGTGCAAAAGGATTGCCGGGCAAGGGCTTC